TTGAAACTTCGGTTGATGTCCTACACGTTGGACTGACAAGGGCATGGGCTGGACAGAAGCATTGGTAACTTATTTCGAAGATGGCGAAGTGGTGTTCACCCAAACCTTTGATGAAGTTCGCGCTAACAGCAACCGTTAATTAATCGTAATTGACGCTGAGCCAGATTGTTTTAGTTTGTCAATCTCTAACTGTAAACGCTCAATCTCGAGTGAGTATAGGCGAGTGCAATCTAAACGGTCTGGCGTTTTGCCGAATGGAATAACGATACGGGCATAAACAGTCTGATTAGAACCAGGCGTTGTCGTGTATCCAGGTAGCGTTGCTGTTCCGACACTGCCAGAGCTAACGCCCGTGTCAAAGGTAGGTCCATTGTAAGTACCTTGCTTGCATGTCGTTCCATCCCGTGCCCTAACTTCATCACCACCCACAGTTGACTGGGTGGTAGACGGCATCATCGTGGACTGACTATAACACGTACCGCAGAGCAAACCCGCAAGCGCATAGATTGTGATTTTTTTAAGACTGCGCATAAGTAAAATTCCTGTGTTGTATTAACTACTATATCGATTGGTACGATTCTTTGTTGCTCTTGACCAAGTTCAAAGGTAGTAAGCACTGTGTCTTTTTCTGACCTCAGATCTTCTGCCTTTACAAACTCAACTGATGCATTTTCGGGATGCCCGTAAACTCTAAACTGTATGGATGCTCTCTCGCCGGCAACACCCTCTACTGTGACACGATTAGGGAAGATAGAGACCGCTTGCGCAGTCACTACCATTCCCATTAAGCAAATGCCAATTAAGGTGCTTTTACGCATGTTACTGGAACACGTAGAGTATAAGTACCTGCTTCAAATGCACCAAGATTCTTGGTTGCAGTGCCATTTACTGTGATTGTGTAGATCCCAGCATCAAAGTTCATAACGCCGCTCGTAGCGCCAAAACTTGCCTTTGGAACGCCCTTCAAATCAGTACCAGTACCAATTGGATCTAACGCGAATGTAACATCAGTTTCATTACCATTTGGTCCATCCATTACTGGTGTACCCAATACTAACGAATACTTCTTTGCATTGGCGCGGATACCAACTGTAGCAGCTATACCACCAAGTTGAGATGTGCTTAAGATTGTTTCTGAAATGTCAGCAGTAATTGTACCGTCGATAAAGTTCTGCAAGTTGCAAGATTCGGCTAAGTTGCCGTTAAATTTCAATTCGCCATTTGTGTTTGCGGCAAAAACGCCACCTGCCAACAAAACGGCAATAAATAAAAGTGATAGTTTTTTCATCAATGAGTTTCCTTTGTTGTAACGTTGCATTCTACTAAAATTAAGAAGTGAAATAGAATACAACCTCCCAGCACTACAACCAAAGGGGTAAAGGCGCCTGATTGCGCCTTTACTTTTGAGTAGTACGTGTAAATACTTATATGATATAGCTTACTCATAAACTACTGCGTTTGCTACACCATTTCCGTGTACTTTATATGCGTAAAATGCTATAATGTAGTATGAAACAATTTAGCAATGTCGAAGAATATTTGGAACTCATTGCGGGTTACCGTGATGTTGTATCGGGAATCCGTATCCCAATGGTGTTCTTTTTCTCTCCTATCATCAGTTTAGCGAGGTACGATACCAGTGTGCTTGATTCGATGGCAACTGCTACAATCGAATCAAAAGCACTAACTGAACGACAAGGTGAGTTAGCAATCAAAATTATCATCAAGTACAAAAAGCAATTGGCCCAAAAGTTAATTGATGTGACTCCAATTGAAAACAATCCTAAGTTCAGGGTCACCCCGCGTAAGATGGATTACCGTAAGTCGTTGCTTATTAAGAACGACACGCTGATTGCAAAGTTTCCCTACGATACAAAGTTGATTGAATCTATCCGTGCATTCAAGAAGGATTCCCAAGGACGCTGTGAGTTTGACGTTGGGAACAAGGTGTGGGAATTCGCAATGACTGAGTACAATCTTAATTGGGTGCATACCACTGCTAAATGCAACGGATTTGAAATCGATGCGGAAGTGACGCAACTCATTGAGAAGATGGACGATGCTGAAAAGTCCCCATTTCTAATAGAGCTGTATGTCGATGGCGACTCGCTAAATATTACTAACTGTCCAAACGGATTGTGCGAATACATCGACGACAAGTTAGGTGGATTTGGTTTAGACAATTTAGAAAAACTCGTTGATAACAGCGGTGAACTCGGATACACAATTCGCCCTAACCTTGTAAGTGCACTGGAAGAACAATACAGCAAGTTCTTTGTGAAGATCGCACAAATCAAAGAAGCAAAGCTGCAACAAGTCACCCAAGATCGTTTAACAGAGATACTCAAGTATGCATTAGATGTAAAGCGCGGCCCCATCGTTATATACGAAGCAAATCAGTCTGGTGATTTATTGAAGATGTTACTTGCCGCTGATCTCGGGGTACACATTCAATTGATAGACACTAAGAGTAAAAAGTACGATATACAAATTGACCCTGACGCACAGATCATATACACTATACACACGATTAGAAACATGGAGTACATCCCCATGCTTATCTCCGCGGGTGGTATGATTTACGGTAGCGATAAACAAATCATGTTCCAACGTGCGGGCAAAGTAATTTACCTCACACCAGCAGTATATCGTGGCACAGCAGACAGTCCCAAACCAACAGTGGAAAACTTGGATATTTAATGGAAGCAAAATTAGTATTAGACAATGAAGTGACAGTTCAAATCAATGGGCTAGATCTTCCTACACGCAAGAAGCTGCACGAGAAGTTTAAGTTTGAGATTCCAGGGGCAAGGTATCAGCCTTCAGTGCGCCTGGGCCGCTGGGATGGCAAGAAGAGTTTCTTCAGTCTTGGTGCACTAACATATCAAGCATTGTTGCCGGAGATTCTCACTGAACTCGACAACATGCACTTTGACATTAGTCTCGAGGATAATAGGTCACCTAAACCTGAGTTTGTGTTCCCCGAGATTAAAGAGGATATGTTTGCGGATCGTGTGTGGCCCAAGAACCACCCGCAGGCAGGCAAGTCCATCATGTTCCGCGATTATCAAATTGAGATTCTCAAGAACTACATAGCAAATTTGCAGAGTATTCAAGAGGTTGCGACTGGCGCGGGCAAAACATTGATGACCGCGGGTATGAGTCTGCTGATCGAGGAGTATGGTCGAAGTGTGGTAATTGTGCCAAATAAGAGCCTGGTTGCACAGACAGAAGAAGACTATCGTAATCTCGGACTTGATGTTGGTGTATACTTTGGCGATCGCAAGGAAGTGGGCCGCAAGCATACAATATGCACCTGGCAGAGTCTTAACATTCTCATGAAGAATAGTGAAGAAGGAACGAATAAAGGTGCGCACATTACTGACATCACTGACGATGTTGTTTGTGTTATCGTTGACGAGGCGCACATGGCTAAGGCTGATGTGTTAACACAGATGCTGACTGGCATCTTTGCTAACGTCCCTATTCGTTGGGGGCTGACAGGAACAATACCGCAAGACAAAATCAGCGAGCTTAGTCTGTATTGCAGCATAGGCAATGTTGTGGGCAAGTTGTCTGCTAAGGAACTGCAAGATGCGGGTCACCTTGCTAACTGTCATGTTAATGTTGTGCAGCTAGTGGACCATGTCGAGTACAAAGAGTACCAAGCAGAGCTTAAATACTTAACCGAGAATACGGGACGAGTTGCGTATGTGGCACGCCTGGCAGAGAAGGTATCCAAGACAGGCAATACGCTGATCCTAGTTGACCGCATTGCGACTGGTAAACTATTGCAAGCAGAATTGAGCAGTTTGTTCAGCTTGCTCGGTGACAAACCTGACATTACGTTTGTATCGGGTGCAATGAAGGGCAAGTCCCGTAAGGAAGAATATGACTCAATGGCTTCGTCGACATCTAAAATCACTATTGCTACTTATGGGGTGGCTGCTGTTGGTATTAACGTTCCCCGTATTTTTAATCTTGTGCTCTTCGAACCAGGAAAAAGTTTTGTACGTGTTATCCAAAGTATTGGGCGGGGACTTCGAAAAGCACAAGACAAAGACGCAGTAAACATCTGGGACATTACTTCCACATGCAAGTTTAGTAAGAGGCATTTGACTGCCCGTAAACGATTTTATACAGAAGCTTCGTATCCGTTTACGATTGAGAAGGCTGAATGGCAGTGAAAGTTAGCATTCGTGAAATTGAAAAACGTGATACATACACTTATGTCCGATTAGGTAGATTGGCCAGACCTGAATTGAATGAGCTAACCCAATGGTGCAAAGATCGCGAATGTGGCAAAATGGTGAATACATATGCCATTTCATTTAAGAACGAAGACGAATTCACCATGTTCAGGCTAACTTGGTGTTGACTAAATTATACAATTCAACTATAATAAACTATAATAAGGATAACCCGTGCGTATATTAGACCTCGACACAAATGCAGCATATGAGCTAAATGAGATTCCCGACGAAGTTGGTGATTTGCGTTTTGCAGTACTAGACAATTCAGACAGTAAAAATCCAGATTACTTTTACATCCCCTTAATCTTCCTTGAGAGTTTTAATGCACCCGCATTGGTTCTAAAGATTGGCAATAGCGTTATTCGTATGCCAGTTGATTGGCAGATATTGATCGGTGAGAACGATTTGGGTGACCTTGAGGTTGTCCCACTTACAAGCATTAACGATAGAGGCTTTAGCGCATTTTGCTTTAACCCTATCTCTAGCTTTAAGCCAACGTTTGGTCTAATAGAGATCGTTGACATTTATCAAGATGTTAAATGGTACTTCCCCAAGCTGAAGCCGGGACAGTTACTGGCGGTTCCATTGGAAGCAGGCGTAGAGAAACCACTCTGCGCATATTTTGTAAAAGACATTTCGAGACAAAGTGAGGTTGTTGATTTTGGTAAAGCATTCTAAATGGAAGAGGACACGGACCTGCGCACCAGTGATGGCAGACCGTTGCTCGATCACTTAAAAGAGAGTCAACTCTGGGGAAATATTCGCCGATCTGCCCTGACTAATCCCGCATTGCAAGATGCTCTAGAACGTGCCATAATTATATACGAACTAAGTAGGAAACCAAATGAGCACTGAAGAAGATAAGTTCACGCATTCGAAGCGTTTGCATAATGATGAAGTTGCAATTGCACGTCAATTGAAAATTGCAAAGGCAAGTGGCCGTGACCATAACGCTAAGATCGTTAAACAACCACACCGACTCGTAAAGCACAACGCAATGGATTGTGGCAATCCACAGTGCTATCTTTGCGGCAATCCTCGCAACCACGGTGAAGTAACAGCACAAGAAAAACGTATGGTGCAAGATATTGACACCGTGCGCAACAAACACAGCAATGGAGTAGCAAATGACGAAGATTTTTGAAAGTCCCGATAAGGGCAAGACAATTTATGCACGTGAGTTTGGCGAGTCTGAACGTACACTGTACACGGAAAATGTGGCCCCTGTAAAAGACACCCAAAAGCAAGTAGAACAAGAAGATAAAAAAGATGGCAACGACTGATAAGCTGTACGTCGGTAACGAGATGGCGCAACTTGATCTCAAGAACAGAGATTTCTTTGACGACCTAAGTTACGAAGAAAAGAAGAAGTTTTCTCCCTTCTTGATGATACGTTGGGGTTCTGTCGTAGAAGGCGGAGCAGAAATGCAGGCTTATTACTTAATGAGCGTCAACGAAAGACTCAACAAGCATTACTTCGACGTTAACGGCACCCAGCACAAGAAATTACAGTGGTTGCTTGCCACTACAGTTAGTCCGGGAATGGGTAAACAAAGACACAATTGGTTAGCAGCAAGCAAAAAAGAAGCCACTGATAATAAAGCAACCAAATTCCTTAAAGAAATTTACCCCCATTTAAAAGATGATGAACTTGCCCTCCTCAGACGACTTAACAACAAGGATGATCTTAAGCACTTGGCTGAACAGCATGGCTGGACAAAAGATCAGATAAAGAAATCATTGTGATTGCATTACAAGTTTTTTGGCTAGTTTAGTTGCTTGGATTTTCTCAGTTACGCCAGATCCCTTGTACTACAAGGGTCATTTCTGACAGTTTTGCCAAAATACTTCAGACCAGTTTGATTATGTTGTTTTATGTATAGCCAAGTCGGCTTAAATTTAACTTGCTTTTTATCGCAAGGTGTAGTATTATAAATACTCATGCTGATGCTCCTTTAAAGCGTTAGAGTAGTTGGGAGGCTCAATTCCGTGAACTACACTTATATTTATGCTAACCGAATTGTTACAAATCGCAGCTACCTCCTTACACCCAAGAAAGAACTCTGATGAGCACACCTGCAAATTCTGTAATAGGTCGTTCACCAGAGAAAAAATCCTTATTTCGCATCAATGCGAGCAAAAGCGTAGACACAACCAGCAAGGTGAAAAAGGCGTTCAGCTGGGTCTCCAAGCTTACCTACGTTTTTACGAGATAACACAAGGTGGCAAGAAGGCTAAGTCGTACGAAGAGTTTGCGACTTCACCGTACTATCTTGCGTTTGTTAAGTTTGGTCGTTATTGTCATGACCTACGCTGCATTAATTTTATACAGTTTACGAACTGGCTACTAAACAATAACAAGAAGCTTGACTACTGGTGCTCTGATAAGCTGTACACAGAATGGGTGACTGAGTACGTAAAGAAAGAAGCGGTGCAAGACGCATTGGAGCGCGGCCTCAAGGAGATGCAAAAATATGCAGAAGATCATTCGGAACTCAAGAACGGTTTTGTCGATTATTTTAGGTACGGTAATGTTAATCGCATCATTCATCACATCGCAACATCCCGTATTAGTCCTTGGGTTGTTTTTAATTGTGAGTCGGGAGTTGACTTTCTTAGTAAGCTCGATGAAGCACAGCTAGAGCTAGTAATGCCGTTCATTGACCCTGCATTTTGGAATCGTAAGTTCAAGGACTACGATGACGATGCAGATTGGGTTAAAGAAGTATTGAAGGAGGCAAATCTATGAATATTGTCAAGCTATCATTAGAATCTAATAGACCACAAGAACGAGTCGACAAGGCGCTAGAGATATCACACTGGTTGCAAGGCGAGTATGGACTAGTGCGCGAGAAAGACTTTGATTGGTTCTTTATGTCTACTGCATGTGAAGTACATTTTAGATTTTTTGACGACAACGAAGCAGTAGCATCATTTATGCTAATGAAATGGGTATGATGATAACCGCAAACAAAAATAAATCTACAATTAAGTTTGGTAGTGATATTGATTTAGACTTTGGTGACAGAACTAAAGCTTTGTCATGCTTGCGACATCATCCTGCAAGCATTATTCGCAATGGCGATCGCACCAAGCACAATACAGGTGTGTACATTACCGACGTCCCCACTGATCCATATACCAACGCATGTGGGTTAGATTACAAAGAAGCAGAAGAACGCGGCTATGTAAAGCTGGACTTTTTGAATGTATCATTATATACGCAGATTAAAGATGAGGCACATCTCGATGCATTAATGGCTAAAGAGCCAGACTGGGCAAAACTGTACGATGAGGAATTTTGCAATAAGCTAATCCATGTAAACGGACACTACGATACGCTAATACAGTTCCCCGAAGCCGTTGATAGCATACCTCGCATGGCTATGTTCATTGCTGCAATACGACCTGCAAAGCGTCATTTAATAGGGCTAAAGTGGGCAAATGTAGCGAAGACTATATGGGATAAGCCAACTGACGGTAGTTACGGATTCAAAAAGGCGCATGCGGTAAGCTATGCACACCTTATTGTGGTTAACATGAACTTATTAGATGACGGATCTATCTAAACGCCTTGACTCAGTAACACGATTTAGGATACTTATGAAACTTAGAACAATGAATCCAAATGACAGATTTGACGCGGCATTCGATGCGTGGGTATTAGAGAATTACGGATTGCATATGCATTATGATTTTAAAGTACTTACCGGAACTGAGATTTCTGACGAGGACTTTACTGCACTACTACTTAAGGTATCTATATGAATAAGCTTTGGATTTTTGGATGTAGCCATTCAACTGGCGATTTTAATCTGTCATCTGGCGATAAGCCATGGACGACTATCGTTGCGACTGCGATGGGAAGACTGGAATCTAACTACGCCGTTAGTGGTAATAGTAATGACAGAATTGTGGAAAGTGTTATGTCTGCCATCCCACAATTTTCTGCTGACGATAAAATTATTGTTTTAATGACCCATCCATATAGGATTGATTATGGCAATAAAGTGCTCAAGCCATCTAATATGTATGACGAGTGGTGGTATAAAGTAGTCATTGACGATAAATTTTACGCAACAAAGCAGTTACACCAGTTATTATCGTTACACGGGTTGCTTGCCAATTTTGATTATTCAATTGGGTTTGCTGATCCCACGTTGCTTTTCGCAATGACTAAAGAGAACAAAAATGTAAAACAATATTTCACTAAGAATTGCTTCATTTTCCCTAAATTACAACTACCCAAAAGTTACCCGCTCGGGGATGACATGAAACATCTTAGCCCAGCTGGACATATTGATATAGCAAAATTTATAATTTCTAAGGTAGTCGTCTAATCAGCGTAATGCTGCGGCGTTTAGATCGTTTCAGGGCCATTTCTTTTAGGCTTGTAGCTGGACCAACTTTTACTTCGACGTCTTTTGAGTTCATGGTTTTCACACAGGGTTTGAATTCAGACCAATCAGCTTTCAGAAACACATTGATAGGGATAAGACGGTTGCTTTCCCACCACCATTGTTCCCCGAATACTAAGAAGCGTTGACGCTGCTCAGGCGTTTTAATGCTGCAAAAGTCGTAAATCGTTGTGATCTGCTCGTCTGCGTTTTGGATAATACCTATGTAGTCGTTCCCGCCATACGTCACGTATGAAAGAAATGGGTATTTGTCTAATAGTTGTTTGATTTCTTCCACGTTATCTTGCTAAATATGTAAATAGGACGCTATTTAAAATGATCATCCAAACTTATTTATACAGCAATAAAGTGGTGGCGCAAATAGTTGACCCCACAATTTTTACAACAAGGAACAGAGTAGTGTATTCAAGACCAGTAACAGTTTACCAAGGCATTGACAACCCTATGCAAGTGCTTGTCAAGAACCAAGATCAGAAGTATGTCGATGTAACAAACTACACAATGATCGCAGAGATTCAAGACCCTAGCAACAAAGTTGCAGTGGCTACATTGCCTATTACTTGGGCTAAT